GCTCCGGGCCGGTCAATTCGGACAGGATTCCGGTGTAATGCGCTTTGGTGGCTGGCTTGTTCATCTTGTTTCCCCTTAGTTCAGCACTGAATAACCGCGACCATTCAAGCATCGCCCGATGATGATTTCCTGACTCTGGCTGCCCTGATTCGCACCCTCAGCAGCGCCGCCAAGCGCGCCCCATCCAGCCAGCTGGTTTGCATATCCGGTGTTGCGCCCTACCGCAGCGCCAAGCAAAGCCCCGAATATCGCGCCGGCAATCGCCCGGTCTTGCGCGCCCATCACCTGCCGTGCGTAGGCCTGGCAGTCGGACAGGTCGGCTTCGTATTTCACGGCGTCGATGTGCTGCGTATCGATCAGGGGTCTATATGTGGCGCCGCGTGGTGCGGTAGCGCATCCGGTGAGTGCTGCGAGTACTGCCAGCGCTGCGATGGTCTTTTTCATCTTGTTTCCCCTTGGCTCGTTTGATGTAGCAACTATAGCGAATAGCTAAAGTTACTGCAAGCATTATTTCTAGCGAATAGCTAAATAAATGTGCGATAATGTTTCAAGCAATAATTTGCGCAAATTGACATCCTCCCCGCCCTAAAGGACGGGGATTCCTACGGCGCTGCGCGATGATTTGCGAGTCGCTTCGGTGGGAACCTGCTTCATCGAGCGGCCTGACTGCGCCGTCTCTCCACAGGCTAAGACGCGATGTCCTCGCGCTAAAACATTGATCGCGCCGACCACATCGGCGTGATTTTCGTAACCGCAATCGACGCACAGAAATTTCGCTTGTGTTTGCCGATTGTCTTTCGATACATGGGCGCAGGCCGGGCACGTCTGGCTTGTATGGTGAGGCGGAACGGCCATTAACATTCCGCCGTGCCAAACTACCTTATACGCCAGTTGGCGTCTGAACTCGCCCCACCCCTGATCGAGAATGGAACGGTTCAGGCCAGATTTTTGCGCTACCTTTTTGCCGGGCTGTTCGCTATTGCCTTTGGAAGACTTGGACATATTCCGTACCTGCAAATCCTCAATGCATACGAGCGCGTGGTTTTGGCTGATCGTCGTTGTGGTTTTGTGCAGGAAGTCTTTTCGGGCGTTAGCGATGCCGGTGTGAATCTTCTGGACGCGGGCCTTCGCCTTCTTCCAGTTGCTACTGAACTTGACCTTGCGGCTCATGCGGCGCTGGTAGCGCGCAAGGCGTTGCTGATGTTTCTTGAAGCTGTTGAGTGGCGCGATATAGTTTTCGTCGCTCATGGTGGCGAACCGGGCAATGCCGACATCGATACCGATGGCCGTCGTCGCGGTGGGCAGCGGCTGCTCGACTTCGCGTTGAGTCTGAATCGATGCGAACCACTTGCCGCCTGACTGGCTCACGGTGACATTACGCACCTCGCCCAGCACGTCGCGGCTGTTGCGGTAACGCAGCCAGCCGAGCTTTGGTAGAAAGATGCGGTCGTTACCCTGGTCGAGCTTGATCTGTTTCGAGTCGGGGTAACGGAAAGCATCACCGCTACCCCTGCGCTTAAATTTCGGAAAGTCGGCGCGTTTCTCAAAAAAATTCTTGTACGCCTTCTCCAAATCCTTCAAGGCATGTTGCAGTGGGTGACACGGCGCGTCCTTCAGCCAAGGCGTGTCGGGACCATTGCGCCACCCAGTCAATTGCTTCGCCATGGCGACGTAGCCAATGAACTTGTTGCCCGCCTCGTGGTTCTCCTGTTGCATCGCCAGCGCTGTTGTAGACGAACCGACATGACCCAGCGAAGCGGCGCATATCGCGCTCTTGCTCGCCATCGGGCATCAGTTCGTATTTGTAGGCTTGTAAGCGTTGCATACTTCAATTATAGTTTGGTCTATGAGCAATGACAACGATATTCGACACGGTAGACACTGCGTTTTCTTGATGCATGTGCATTTGGTCTTCGTGACAAAATACCGCCGTGAAGTATTCACAAAAGAAATTCTTGACGACCTGCGCCCGATGTTCGCCAGCGTCTGCACGGACTTTGAAGCGGAACTGGTGGAGTTCGACGGCGAGGATGACCATGTACACTTGCTGGTGAACTACCCGCCCAAGGTTTCCGTTTCCAATCTGGTCAACAGCCTGAAAGGCGTTTCCAGCCGCATGATTCGGAAGAAGAACTACCCGAGCATCCGCAAGAAGCTATGGGGCGGCGCGCTATGGTCGCCTTCCTACTTTGCCGGTAGCTGCGGTGGCGCACCCATTGCCGTTATCCGGCAGTACATCGAACAGCAGCAAACACCACACTAGACGCACCAAACCGGACGGCTTCGCCGTCCGCGCTCTTGACCCCGCCCTGAAGGGCGAGGTTTGCCGCGCAACCGATAAAAGTGTTGATGTTGCGAAGGAGCGGTGGGAAGTTGTAGATTATGACACAGCTTCTCGTGATGGTAAACCCTTTGAAGACCTCATCACACGCAAGAATTACTTACCAAACTCTCTCGCACGTTTTTGTACATCAGAACTTAAAGTGATTCCAATTAAACGGTATGCACAGCAGGTATTAGGATTCAAAGAGTGGGACATGATTATTGGATTCAGGGCAGATGAGCCTAGGCGTGTAGCTAAGTTATCTACTCCAACAAAAGAACCATTCGAGCGTCTTGCTCCTTTAGCATCAACTGGCATCAAAACAGACGAGATCCTCACGTTTTGGCAGAATAGTAGTTTTGATTTACGTCTTCCTAGTGTAGACGGTAAGACAGTGGGGGGGAACTGTGATATGTGTTTTCTAAAAGGGGCTGCTAAGATTAAGTCCCTTATAAAAGACAACCCAAGTGCAGTAGATTGGTGGGTTGGGCAAGAAAACAGGGTCAAGTCTGACAAGTATCCAGATGGTTTTGCTAAGTTTCGTATGGACAGAAAGAGCTACATATTATTACGCAATGAAGCAGTAGGGGGTGAAGTCATTGTAGACTCTGGGGATGAGTTAACAGAGTGTAATTGTACAGATTGAATATCAGTATTAATAAATAGGAGATACAAGGACAACAAAGCTAAGAAAGTTTCACTCTTAAACTTAAAGCACCTAAAAGAACGGATTATAAACAAACCATCAAACTCTTCCAGGTATCCATCGTCGCCGCCCTGCACCGTGCCGACGATTGGCACTTTCCGGCCTATGGATAAGGCCGCATCTTCGATTGTCAGGCTGAACTGCGGTGGTGTGCTGTGATCGGCATCCATCCAGCCTGGCAACTCATCTAATGCCAATTCAATTTTCCTAGCGACATCATCGCCCATTGTTTTCCGCTTTCCAGTTTTACTTTCCAGCGTCACACCCTTAATTTGGATGAGATACATCTGGGAAACACCGGCCATAGCAGCCAGTTTCGTAGCGGTTCCGATTCGCAGCACTGCGATAGCTAAATTATTGCGCCTGATTTCATCAATGGTTTTCATAAATACATTAAATAGCAAATCGCTATATATATAAATATGCGATTCGCTATTGCAATACTTTAGCTAATCGCTATAATAATCGCATGGACCTTAAAACTTACCTCTCCCAAGAACGTGGCCGCCAAACCGCCCTAGCTAAAGCGCTCGGCGCGCACACGCCAGACGTTAGTCGCTGGGCAGATGGCGCCAGGCCGATTCCAGTTGTCTACGGCGCTGCCATCGAGCAAGCAACCGGCGGCGCAGTAACGCGCCAAGAAATGTTCCCTGACGATTGGGAAAAAATCTGGCCCGAACTTGCGCCTCTCGCGCCAACACCCGACCCCACCAATCCCGAAGTCATCGCCGAAGCCGAAGCCAAGCGCAACGGCGGCATCCGGCAGCACGGCGACATCAAGGATCGCAACAACATCAGTAAGTGATGCTACCGAATTAACGCCAAACAATATTGATATTTAGCAACGCATAGGGCGCACGAACGCATGGGGCGCGACTCCATGCGTTTTCTTTGACAGAAATCCCCTACTTGCGGAGTAGTGATTTTCAGGAAACAGATACCGACAGTAATTAGATTATGGAAGTGGAACAAGTACGGATTGATGCAGCGCAATAGCAGCACATTGAAATTTTGACAATTATCAAAGGGGAACGACATGGCAGCAGGAAAAGGAACACCGGGGAAATTGCTGGACTACATCAAGGATGCGCACGGCCTGAAAAACGACGCCGCACTGGCGCGCTATCTCGATATCGGCCCACCGGCTATTTCAAAGATTCAGCGTGGAAACTTGCAGATCAGTCCTGCGCTGATTCTTTCGATTCACGAAATCACCGGCCTGCCGGTCGCCCAGATCCGCGAACTGATCGCGGCATAAGCGCAGCACAAATTTACCCACCCAAAGGAGCAACAAATGATTACACCAACTATCGGCCGTGTCGTCTGGTTTCAGCCAGCGAAATCAGCAGATCAACCACTGCGAACCCAACCGTTCTCAGCCAGTGTCGCTTACGTGCACGGCGATCGCTGCATCAACGTCGGCTATTTCGACCAGAACGGCGTGGCGCACAACGCGTGTTCGGTGACGCTGCTGCAGGACGATGAGGTCGGCAACGCATGCGGCCATTTTGCGCAATGGATGCCATATCAAACCGCCCAAGCGAAGAAAGAAGCGGCCGCATAAGCATCAGGGCAAAAAAATACCCCGCAGCGTCTCTAGCGCTCGGGGCCAAGTGAATCACCAACCAGGGAAGTAAAAATGAATCAGGTTCAGATTATACCAAACTGCAGTAAATCGGCGCTGTCGATAGCTGGAGCCAAAATCAGGATGGATGCCGATGGCCGGTATTCGCTGAATGATTTGCATAAGGCCGCCGGATTTTCAAACAAGCACAAGCCGTCTTTGTGGGCTGATAACCAGCAAACAAAGGAGCTTGCACAAGAATTAAGCGAAGCAGGAATTCCTGCTTTGGTAATCGTCAAAGGCGGCGCCAAATCGGGCACGTTTGTATGTAAGGAAATGGTCTACGCATATGCAATGTGGATCAGTCCGAAGTTCCATGTCCAAGTTATCCGCGCTTACGACGATTTGGTAAATGGCCGATTGCTCGATCAACAGCGCACCACTTCCCGCCAAGTCGCCCGACTGGAAGCTCCGTACCTGACCGACGCCATCAAGCACCGCCGCGAAGTTCAGGGCAAGACGTGCGCGCATTACCACTTCTCCAATGAATTCGACCTAATCAACCGCGTTGCGCTCGGCAAGTCGGCTAAGGCTTTCCGGCTTGCGCATGACATTGCACCAGGCGACCCGATCCGCGATCACCTGACCCGCTTGGAAATCAAGTGCATCGAACATTTGCAGCGATCCAACGCCACGATGATCGACCTCAATTTCGATTACGAACAACGCAAAACCGAACTGCACAAATTGTATGTGCTGCGTCACTCCATCAACCTGATGTCCGAAGTTAAGAGGATCGAAGCATGAATCGTGAATACGTAATAAGTGATGATGTTCTGTGTGTCCGCAACAAGAAAACAGGCGTGTTTTATCCGAAATCCCCGTTTGTCGGAATTGGTCAGTTGGCATTTGCATGGCATGAGGCGAATAACGCAATCCGAGAAGCAGAGCACGCCTATTACGCGGCAATCCGTGAATACGCGGATGGCGAAGGCCGCATCCTGCCCGGAGAACCAGAGTTCGAGGAATTAAAAACCGCAACCATGTTTGAGTATGCGGCATATCAATCCGCCAAACGCATCGCCAACAACATCAAACGCAGACTCGATAACGTCTGCAAGAAAGCTGCGTCAACGGTAGTTGCATACGACACCGACACCCGCAGCACCTTCTCCGGCGCCGCCGACTACGACCAGTGCATCCAGTTCCACGGCATCGCGGGAGTCGCAGAATGAGCGTCTTTGACGACAGCGCCACCACCCCCACAGTCAACGGCACCGGATGGGAAGTCCAGCAGCACACGATGCCCGCCGGCTGGTCCGCAATCAGCGCCGCGCACAAGACATTCAACGAGGCCCGGGCCGAAATGCTGCGCATGCCATCGGATGGCTCGGAATTGCGCGTCTATGAAGCACTGCTGGCGCGGGTGGCGTCATGAGCATGGATAAATATCAAGAACGCAGGCGCTCGGTGAAATTGGCCGCAATACGGAAGGCCGAAGGCATCATGCGCGACCTCGGGAAATTCACCGTGGCCGACATCATCATCAAGGGGCTATCGAAAAGCACGGTGCGCGCATACATGCAAACCATGTTGTTAGATGGCAGGATTATCAAGCTGCGCGATGCATACGGCAGCACGACGCCCGCGCTGTACGCATATGGCACGGAGTTGACGATTACGGCAGATGATCACGACGACGCGCCGGTGCGCCAGGTCGTCACGAAATGGCCGGTGGGCGGGGTGCGCAGAGACCCGTTGCAACTTGCCTTTTTCGGCAATGACCGGAGGGTTGCATGACCGCGCCTTCTGAATTTCACCAGGGCGCCATGTCGCCAAGCGGACTGGCCCGATTCCGCGCGCAGTCCGCGGAACATCCGTATGTGCTGGTGCGCAAGCGTTGTCCTGAATGCCGGTCCATCACGAGCGCAAAACAATTGACGCAATTTTCCAAGTGCCCAACGTGCATCAAGGCGCAGAGGATTTCGGCGCTGCATGCGGCAAGGGGGAGTGCATGAGCCACGCAACAAAAAACGAAGCCGCAACGGGTGCAACCGACGCGACTTCTGACCAAAAAATACCTACAGGGCAAATCATGGCTTCGGCGATTGTAAACGATTACGATATTTTCATTAACGCCAAGACACAAGCCGGCGCGGACAGTGGATTCAAGCCGCTGTGGATGCCTGACTTTCTGTTTGACTTTCAGAAGCATATCGTGGATTTCAACGTGCGCAAGGGCCGTGCGGGAAAGTTCGCCGATTGCGGCTTGGGCAAAACGCCTATGGGTTTGGCCTGGGCCGAGAATGTTGTGCGGCATACCCGCAAGCCAGTTCTCTATCTGACACCTTTGGCTGTTGGTCAGCAGACCATTCATGAGGCTGAGAAATTCGGTATCGAAGCAAGACTGTCGCGTGATGGCGCGACTATCCCTGTTGACCGAATTGTCGTAACGAATTACGAACGCCTGCAATATTTCAACTCGAACGACTTCGGCGGCGTGGTCTGCGATGAATCCAGTATCCTGAAATCGTTCGCCGGCGCCCGGCGCGGCCAGATCACCGCGTTCATGCGCAAGGTGCCATATCGCCTGCTACAGACGGCGACGGCGGCGCCAAACGATTACGTCGAACTTGGCACATCGTCCGAGGCGCTTGGTTACATGGGCCACATGGACATGCTCAATCGCTTCTTCAAAAACAACCTGAATAATTCCGCAACCGGTCGCATGCGGGGCGAGGTCATTAAATTCAGACTGAAGGGCCATGCCGAAATACCGTTCTGGCGATGGGTGTGTTCGTGGGCGCTAGCGGTGCGAAAGCCGTCCGACCTCGGGTATGACGACAGCGCGTTCGTGCTACCAGAAAAGATCGAAGTAGAGCACTTGGTTGAGGCACAAACACTAGGCGAGGGAATGTTATTCGCGATGCCGGCTGTCGGACTGAAAGAGCAGCGCGAAGAGCGGCGTCGCAGCATCGAAGAGCGCTGCGCAAAAGTTGCTGAACTGGTGAATCACACCGGCCAGCCTGCGAATGTCTGGTGCCACCTGAATGACGAGGGTGATTTGCTCGAGCGGCTAATCCCTGACGCGGTGCAGGTATCCGGCGGAGACAGCGACGACGCCAAGGAGGAAAAATTAACCGCATTCGCGGAAGGCAAGGCCCGCATCCTGATTACCAAACCGAAGATTGGTGCGATGGGATTGAATTTCCAGCACTGCAATCACGCGGTTGTTTTCCCGTCGCATTCATTCGAGCAGTACTACCAGCTTGTACGCCGCAATTGGCGCTTCGGCCAGAAAAGGACGGTAACGGTGGATATCGTGACGACCGAAGGCGAGCGCGGCGTAATGAAAAACTTGCAGCGCAAGGCAGATCAGGCCGACGTCATGTTTTCGCGTCTAGTCGAAGAAATGAACAATGCGCAAGGGATTGAGCGCGCAAACAATATGACTAAAACAATGGGAGTTCCATCATGGCTGTAATCGACCAACTTATCACAGACAAATTCGCAATATATAACGGCGATTGCGTCGAAGTCATGAAGGGATTGCCGGACGCGAGCATTCATCTGTCGATTTATTCTCCGCCGTTCGGCGGCCTGTACCACTACAGCAGCAACGAGCGCGACCTATCGAACTGCGACGACTACGACACGTTTTTCGAGCATTACGCGTTCGTGGTGCAGGAGTTGTCCAGAATCACAATGCCAGGCCGAATCACTGCCGTGCACTGCATGGATGTGCCAAACAGCAATAGCGGCACCGACTCCATGAAGGATTTTCCCGGCGACATCATCAAACTGCACGAGGCGAATGGATGGCGCTTTACTGGTCGCCGGATGATCTGGAAGGAGCCGTTAGCCGTGCGGCTGCGCACGATGCAAAAAAACCTTGCGCATGCGTCGCTGGTTGCCGACTCGATTGATTGCGGTGTGGCTTCGGGCGATCAACTGCTGTCATTCCGTCGCGTTGGTAAAAATCCGGTGCCAGTGCAACATCCGGTCGGAATGATGGAATACGCCGGCGAACGCCTGATGCCGAACGACATTCTTTCGTATCGCGGCTGGACTGGAAAGCAAACCGAAAACCGCTTCTCTCATTGGATTTGGCGCCAGTACGCGGATTGCATGTGGGATGACATACGGATGAATCGTGTGCTGCCATACCGCGAAGCGCGAGACAGCGAGGATGAAAAGCACGTCCACCCGCTGCAACTGGACGTAATTGACCGCTGCGTTGAGTTATTCAGCAACCGGGGCGAGAACGTATTCACCCCATTTATGGGTGTTGGCTCCGAGGTCTATTCCCCTGTAATGCTTGGCCGGCGCGGTATTGGCGCCGAGTTAAAGCCATCGTATTACCGGCAAGCCGTAAAAAATGTCCAGATGGCCGCCGTTGGCCGCAAGGATATCGAGGAGTGTCAACCGTTTGACTTTGATGATGCTGAGGCAGCATGAAGCGCTCCGGCTTCAATCAAAAGCGGCCATCCGCGTCAACCGGCATCCTCCGCATCCAGGCGCATCAGCGGGTTGCCAAGGCGCGCAAGACAAGCAAGCAAGCC